ATTGAGCTGGGCTGCGTCACTAACCGAGTTGAATATCGTCTCAGTTAATCCGTATTTATCGCCAACTAACTGCTGACGAAGATTAACCACCGACACACCGCTGTCGAGTGTTGAAGGACAGAATTTCTTATACAAGCTATCGTAATAGTATAGGTTGTATTGATTCGGGTCGCCCTGCTTTGCAATCCAATACTCAATATGCGTCGAATGGGGGTCAGCATTCAACTCGTCAAGCGTTCCATTGAAAGGCTCAATAAACGTGTTGCATTGATACACGATGTTGTAAGCAGTGATATACGACTCTATGAGCTGCTCTGCACGCTGACGGGTCTCATTGTCTGCGGTTGTCTTATCATCCGCTGGGAGGTCAGCATAATCCAAGTCCCAACAGTTCTCCCAAGAGAGTTCAGAGACTTGATACTGATAGGCTTCCTCCTCAGCGTTATAGCGTATTCTTCGCTTATCCCAAGGAACTTGAAAGAGAGTCAAGCGTGGCGAGTTATCAGAGCCTTCAATTGATAAGAGGTCGGGGAAAAGGTCCTTATCATATCCGAATGTCGCAGCATCCCCCTTATCTGGACCTACTGTAAACAGACCGCAGAACTTGTATGTAACCGTCCCATCGTCTGCTGTCTGCTTCTCGAAGCCTACGAATGTCTCCTGATAGATAGATACTCGGGCTTCGCCGTTCTGTTCGATACCCTCGTTAGTTAAGCCTACCGCTTTCCATAGGTCGGTAAAGGAGTTCACAGAGCCCATCTTATGGTATTGCATTGAAGAAGCGATGTTCTTCTTCGCCGTCAGCTTAGAGATTTTAGGCAGGTTCTTGAATAACTCGAACTTCTTCTGTGTAGTCTGACCATCTTCGTATATGATGGTAGTGTCTTTAGCTACTTTCGCTTTCCAATTCCATAGATAGTAAAGCATAGAAGATGTACCCTGACCTTGCAACTGAAGATTGGTAATCGTCAAGCGGTTAAGGTTCGTATTGCCATCCTTAGGGTATATCTCAAGCGTACCCTTTGGGCGATAAGACTTTCCATACTCATAGGCAGGGAGTGGTTTATCAAAAGTAAAGACATTCACCTTGCCACGCACCTTGTCAAAGTCGACTGTGGTACCGAGCGTATCATAGATGTCATTGTCTAACTTCTCGGCACTCTTCTCTCCCACAGTTGAGAGAGCATTGATATAATCTTGATGAACGTTTGCTGCGTCCATTGCGCTGTCGTAGATGCGAATAGAGTACAAATCAACATCCGCCTTATCAGAACCTATAACGATACCACCACCTGACCCTATCTGCATAGAATCTGTAAGCAAGTAAGCGAACTTACGAGCTTCAATACCGTCTATGTAGAGATAGACGAGGTTAAGGTAATACGTGTTACCATTCAAGACGTAGGTGTACTTCTTTGGAGAGATCACGAGTGCCAAACGAATACGCACACCATCATCAGTGTTTATAGCCTGCACGTCAGCATTGCGCTCGCTTCGTGTGGCGAACATGAGAGACGATGGCTTAACCTTCAATCCGATATAACCCTTCTGATAAGGCATAGCGATAGAGATACACTCTGCATCGTAATCAGAGGTATTGTTAATCTGATAATCTATCTCAATGGTTTTTCCACTTTGCGCTGCCTCCTTGGCGAATGGCTTGTAACCAATTGTCAATCGTGAACCAGCGAGCAAGCGCAATGTGCGTGCGCCCTCATCATCTGTCACCCAACCATCACGGGAGAATGCAACGTGCTGCCACTCTGCGCCGATATGCTCTGAATTGATGAGATTACGGAGGATATTGCGGTCGGTGTCGGTGTTGTTTCTGTTCTTAGCATTCAGATAGAACACCGCTCCAGCAGTAGCAGAGTAACCCTGCGAGTTATCAACAGGGAACGGGATAGCATCACGTAGTCGGACCTCGTCTGAAGGGTGAGTTCTGAACCCAATTAACGCAGTGAAATCAGAGTTATCTATTGTCTCAACCTCAAGCGAAAGCGTGTATTGCATCTTGGTTTGCGTCAGTGTGTTCTCTGACACATTCTCCTGAAGCACCTCGTTATCCTTCTTCATAAGGATTGACAGTGGCGTTGTAACTGCCTTGCCGTCATAGACAGCGTACTCCAGCACTTTATTCTCGTACCAGTTAAGCAGCTTCTCCGCCTTGTTATTGACGACTACCATCTTCACCGCTTCGTTATTCGCCACTGCCATGAAGTCGAAGCCAACTGGTGTTGTCTGGACTGTATTGTCCTCGTTCGATAGCCAAGCAGATAGATGAAAGATACCTGTCTTGTTCGGGAATGGAATTGTGTAAGCAACTGGCGAAGATGTATAAGTAGCAGTACCAAACTGGCGTTCGTACGTCTGCTCGTAGCCTTCACCCGTAATCTTCACGTGCAGCGTCTTGCTGATATTTCCGCTAATGTAACACGGCAGCACTATATCACCTTGATAAGCTTTCCACCAGTTGAACTCAGAGATAGAAAGGAAGAGTGCAGACAGTGTGATAGAGTAGACTAACGCAGGGGAGGTCTGACCTGTTACCTCGCCTGTGATTTTCACCATGATATTATTTTGTCCGCTTTCGAGGAACTTGAATACGTCTACCGTTGTAACAGTGTTTGACTGGCAGCGACCACGTGCCTTAGAGACGAAAGTCCCGTCGCCAGCTTTAGCAAACACCTCGTAGGTGCCCCATTCGCCTGTATCAGAGTAATCTGTCTGACCGATATCTTTTGTGCGAGAGATAAACATAAACTTCACTGTGCATTCTCCTGCCGACTTCGAGGCTGAAAGTGTAGTCGAAGGCGACTGATTGGCAGCACGCAGATAATAGAGAATTTCCGTCTGTCCACCACCTCCACCCTGTCCGATACCAAGCTCGGCAAGTCTCATCGGGAGCCATTGTGCTCCGCCCCACACAAGAACGCAGGTTTCAGAGGTAAGATTGTCAGCTGTAGTGTTGACATTCGCGAGTTGGCCAAGAGTTGGTGGATTCTTCCTTACCGCTGCTTTCAAGCGCTCCTCTTCCGTATTGAATGCATCAACGAGGTCATTGATCTTGCTTGGAATCTTGTTAAACTCGTCGGCGGTGAGTTTCTTGCCAGTTGTTTTATTTTCTATGTAGAGTTTATCCATATAGCTACAAGTTAAATGGGAAAGTATATGTGAAGCGTTCGTTACTGCTAATCTCAATACCATGTGCAAGCGTGAGTGCATGACAGACTATGTCTTGTAGATATTTTCCACGTGCCATGCCTGTTTGTGTACGTGTTGTATCTTCAACGACCTTCACTTTTGTCAGGCGATAGTGCTTATTACTATCAAGCTGGCTGGCTCTTATTTTCAGTTTAATGTGTTGCAGCATCGGCGTTGATGATCTGATCAAGTATAGGGTTCAAGGCAAGTTGAACGATAGCTGTGAAGTTTTTCTTTAGCACCTCTTTCACAGCGATAGCTGTCTCTGCATCGAGCGTAGCACGTCCTACCTTATATATATCTAAGGCTGTGCTGACGGCTGCGATACTATTTGTACTATAATATAATACATTTGCCAGTTGGTTGGCGATATCGACCTTTTGGGTTGTCCCGTCAATATTTTTAATCTCAAGTTCTTTAAAATTAATAGTTTCCATATTTTATTTTTTAAAAGTTAGACAATAGTATACAATAGTAACCTGTAGAAGGAGTGAAGCATAGTGCAAACCGCTTGACATCACAACTACTCATGAGAATTTGAGAATTAGAAGCTTCTGAATCTTTACGATAATATTCGTATAATTTTTCACCACCTATTCCTACATGTATTTTATCCTCCCTAATCGTGCCGACTCCATAGATGCTTCCTCCTTCAGCAGACGTTGTCGGCGTTGCTGCCTTGCAAGTCGAGGAAAAGGTTATCTGATAAGAATCTCTGTCAATTATGATAGTGAAAGGTACGCAAAAGGATTCTAAATTGTCAGTTATTCCCAATTGTTTGCGAGCATCAGAGAGCGTAGGATAGAAGAATTGAATTCTTTTGCCTGTCGAGTTTTTTAATAAGAACGTAGTTGCAAAGCTAAAGTCGATGACATTTGTATCTCCTTTTTTAGTGTATTCCATAAAATACCCATGTTCAATTATTCCTCCCTTGACACGCAGTGCACCCTGCAGTTCGAGAGCAACGTTGCGATTGATAACGTTATCAGAGATAATTTTAGCTGCGGGGCGGTAGAGGTCGGTACCACTATTCATTTTTCTATAGATGTACATTGCAGAAGCACAATAGGCATCTTGATTTCCTTGAGATGTTGGATCAGATCCTCGCCCAAATCCAACTTTGAGATGCGCTATATCACCAGCTGCGAAATAGCCCACTTGTTGTTCAAGTAAGAAAGATGAAGAATTAAGGTATACAAAATTCTCTTTTTCATCGGTCCACCATTTGTTATAGTCACCCGTATAAAGGCCATCATTTCCAATTGAGAAAGGGCCAATATTACCTTTGCGTGCAGTTACTGTTCCAGATATGTTCGCGTTTGTGGCCATGAAACCATCCATCTTGACGTTTCCGTGCTCATCGACGACGAATTTATTATTTATGATCGTTTTCCCTAAGAAGTTAATCTGATCTGCATTAAAGAGCAATTTACCTCCATCTTCGCTTGTTGTAAGTTTCAGTTCTGCAGACTTCTTTTTTTGTCCTGAGGCATCATAATAATCAGAAAAGAGAGTGAGTGAACCATCTTCTCCTGCTACCGAGCGCAAAATACCCACATTGCGAAACCCCGTTAGGTTTCCTTCATCGTCCCATAGCGCACTATGCAAAAGATCGGAAGTTCCACTAAGCGATGATATAACAGCATTAAATCTTCCCTGTGCTGTAAGCAAAGAAGTGGCGCGGTTGGCTTTAATATCACTCAATAGTGCATTAAGTGTGTTCTCATTTCCAGCTATCACCTGCATAGTCTTACTTCCCAATTGCCGAATAGCTGTAATCGGTAATGTTGTATATTGCTGTACAGGCTGCCAATGCTTGATGCTGAAAGGCTCGCCGTTTTTCTTTGCCACGACAGCACGCAATACATCGTTACTATACTCTACAGTTGTGTCTTTGTAAGTTACGTTCACCCAGAGGTCGCCCTCATCGTATTCTTGTTGCAGTGTAGGCTGTGCCACAAA